CTATTGCAACTACCGCATTAGGTGCCGCTGGCGGTGGAGGATTAGTAGGAGGAACTACTAATTCTATTCAATATAATGATGGTGTATCTTTTGATGGTGACACCGATCTTACTTGGAACGGTAGTTTATTATATGTTAACGGTAATGCTAATGTAGGTAACTTAAATGCTACCGGCGTAGCAACTGCTTCAAGATTTTTATCAAACGTAGCTAACGGAACTCCCCCGCTACAAGTGACATCAATTACCCAAGTAGCTAATCTTAATGTTGCTACTTCTGGATCAGTAGTAAACGGTAATTCAAATGTAAATATTCCTGCAGCAAATGGTAATGTTAATATTAGTGCTGTTGGTAATGCGAACATACTGGTCGTCACTGGAACTGGCGCCAACATTACTGGCACACTAACCGTAACTGGTAATGCTAACGTTGGTAACTTAGGTGCTTCGTTACTAACCGGTACATTAACAACAGCAGCACAACCAAACGTTACATCAGTAGGCACTTTAACATCACTTGCGGTTACTGGTAATATCACATCAGGTAACGTTTATGCTAACTCAGGCACTATTGGTGCCCAGTTATTAACCGGTACTTTAACAACAGCAGCACAACCAAACGTTACATCAGTTGGTACATTAACATCACTTGCTGTTACTGGTAACATTACTAGTGCTAACATTACTACTTCTACTCATGTAATTAGAAGTGTTGCAACGGCAATTAGTGCTGCTGGTACAGTACAGGGTGATGCAACAGCATTAGCAAAAGATATTAATGTAGTTTCTACAGTTAGTGCAGGACAGGGTGTTAGATTACCAACAGCGGTCGCAGGTATGGTTATTATTGTAAATAATACAAGTGCTACAAGTTTGAACGTTTATCCATCTACTAGCGCCGCGATTAACTCTTTAGCAACAAATGCAGCATATACACACATAGCAACAGCTAGTTTACAGTACTATGCTATAAGTGCCACTCAGTGGTATACTGTAGGCGCAACTTACTCATAAATAAAATAATAGGAAAATAAAAATGGCATCATATGTATATACAGGTAATTTAGTATCACAGCAATCAGCAAACATTGCTACGGATAAGATTAGAATAGCAACTACCACCGTTGGTATTCACGCCGTTACTGGGTATCCCAGAGTTACCGGCACCGGAACAGCAACGGCAGCAACCAACACCACAGCAGTTACTGGTGTAGGAACTGCGTTTAGTACGCAACTTACCGTTGGTGCTTGGATAGGCAACACAACAGGAAGTACTGTTGGTATTGTAGCAAACATTGCTAACGCTACTAGTTTGACATTAACTGGAAATGCGGTAGTAGCATTATCAAATACAGTATACACTTTCAATAATGCAGGCGTCCCGTTTGCAATTGCTACACAAAACTCAGAGATTTATTCTGCTAACGATAGCTTCAATAGTGTTTATTGTGGTCAAGGCAATGTAGTAGCATTTCTTACAACAGGTGGCGGCGCTGGAGCAGAATTCAGTATTACTGAATTAGGTATGCCACATGCTAACACTGGTACTACTGGATACTGATTTTAGAACTTCTAGATAAATAGTTTTAATATTCTCATAAGGAGAATTTACGTAGATTTTAATACGTACCGGCTAAAACCCGGATCACAATGGAGAAAAATCATGGGCAGACCCCTAAAAATCGCTAAAGCACAAGCAGTCTTAACAATTACTGATACAGCAACAACAGGCAGTATCGTCACAGTATCAGGTGGAAATTTAACTACATCACCTACAGTAGGTATAACAGCAGGTATGCCATTCGTAGTTGCATCAAACATCAGTGGTTTGGTCGCCGGTGTGATATATTATGTTGATACCATTCTGTCAAACACTACTCTCAGTGTTTCAGAAACAGACCTAAGCGTTCAACCACGTGTGATGGCTACGCTGACTAATTCATCAGGTGGAACAGTTAAAGCATCATTTGCAGTAGTTGACGGATACTTTAACAACCCAACTGGTGGTACTGGATATCCAGCTACTAACGCAAATACTTACTCAGTAGTAGGTGGTAACACTGCAATATTTGGAAAGCAAGTATTAGCTAACGTTGCTCTTGGCGTTAACGGTACTGGTACATTGTATTCTGCTACTGATACCGCGTATGTAACTGGTATTGGTACTGACTTGGCAAACACACTAAGTGTAGGTTCTGTAATTCAAGTTGCAAGCGCAAACATTAATAGTACAACTACTGATTACACTACAATAGGTTTTGCAAACACAGTTCCTGGTTTAACAACCGTTGCTGTTGCTAACACACAAAACACAGGTAACATCATTGGTACTTCAGGTAATGCTCAGACATTGATTGCTAATGGTACAGTAAGATTTACTGCTAACTTAGGTGGTCTAGTATCTGGTGAAATTTATTTTGTTAAAGCAATTGCTAACGCATCCGCATTTACTGTTTCAACAACATTGGCTGGATCAGAAGTTGATTTGTCCAATGCTACTGGTACTCCTGACGCTCAACAGGATGTAGTTGAACTAGTTGCAAACGCTGCCGTCGCATCAACAGGAGCTTCATACATTTATGCAACTCCAGAAGCAGGCTACATTGTTCGTCAAAAAGGCAAGCAAAAGTACTTAGTACAAGGTACTTCAAGCGGATTAATAGGACAATGTTTTACTGCTAACGTTGCTAACACTGCTATGTTACCAAACACTATGACTATTACTGCTACATACGCTAACTCAAGTACAGTTAAAGTTCAAAGCTTGAGCGATCACACTGCTGAATTGTTTAGTTCAACATCTGGTCCGGTAGCTACAGGTAATATTGTTCTTGCAAATGCTGATCCAGCGTTTGGTACGTTTAATACTGCTGCTGCTGCAAATGCTACAGACGGACAGCCTTACCCTATCGTAACTATCGGTAATGCGTAATAAATCATGAGTTCATCTACGCAGCAATTAAAACAAGCAGAAACAGAAATTGCCATACTTCAGGTTAGATTTACCAACCTAGATGAAAAAATAGATGATCTTAAAACAGATGTAAACAGTATTCGTGAAGACATAAAAGAAAGTTCTGAAACAGCTACCAAGTTAATAAAAGATTTTCAAGCTGACAATATTGCTTCACATAAAGAAATGTCTGGAAAAATATCTGAGTTAGAAAAGTGGAAATGGATGATCATGGGAGCCGGATTAGTTATCGGCTCTTTGGGTTCATTTGTTTTAAGTATTATATTCAGTTGAATTAGAAAACGGCTCTTAGAGCCGTTTTTCTTTTAACGCTTTTAATTTATCTTGTACTAAATCAAAATTTATCGTAGAAAACAATCCAGGATGTAAAGGTTTTGGATACTGATCATTGCCTACCCAAGCATAACCTATATGCTCATAGTTTAGCTCAGGTATAAATTCTTTTTCAACTTCACTATAAAAAGTATGGTATATAAAATCATTATTTACAAATTTTTGAATAGGTATAAGTTTGAAACCATTAATATCTACATTCATTTCTTCTAAACACTCACGAGTTAAACCTGTTAAAAGAGTTTCTTCTTTTTCAATACCCCCACCAGGAATACTCCAACTTGGATTTTTAGCGTCTGATCTAAGTAAGTAAAGATATCTATCAGTTGATGTACTATAAAAGAAAATTCCAGCTGCTTGTTTCATTGTTAGATTACTACGGACCAGTCTCCCTGATCATACCAACCTTCTACTGACTTCATCCAAGTACCGTCTACAAATCTATACTGAACATTGGTTGTTATGTTAGTAACAAACTCAATATCTTCTGAGTTTTCACTATCAAATGATACTTGCCATTCTCCTGCGCTTGAGTTATATTGAATTATGTCATTAGCGTTAGCTACTAAATTTCCCCATGCAACTGTGGTAGCATCTTCTGATCCTATAGACTCTACTATTAAATATCTTTTTCCGTTTATTGGGCCTGGCAACCCTGCATTAGGACCAGTTGATAGCGGATTGATCACACTGTCTACTGGATTTAGTGTATTTTGTGGTAGTGTATCTGGATCTATGTTATAAATTAATAGTCTATCATCTAACGGATCAGACACAATAGTACCAACGATATCAGTTTCCATAT